GTGCTACGGCATCTGGTGCGACCAGAACAACGAGACGCCCCGCCACCGCGGCACCAGGGCGCTCAAGAAGGTCATGGTCGAGCGCGGCTATCACGTCGAACTCGACCGGAAAAACCACCCGACAGCCCACGGGATCATGTTGAAAGACGAGGAAGCGGACAACGTTCTCAATCTCAAGGCATGACGACCGACCGAAAAGGATTGCTTCAAAACTCGGCAAAGTCGGCGGGAAAAACGCCGAGATTGCCGAGTTTTAAAAGCATCTTTGCCAGCCATGACCAAAAAATGCCTCAAAATCGCCGAGTTTGCCGAGTTTCAGACCACATTCCTAATCCTTCGCGTGAAGAAGTCTTTTAACAAAAATATTCAATATGCCTGTTTCCCGCACATTAGGTGAATCACTGCGGCAAACTCGGCAAACTCGGCACAAATTTCTGTTTACAAAATCACACCCTGCAACATGACCCATGACGACCTCGAACGCCTCGGCTACCGCCGCCAGCACGATGGCAGCTATGCCCGCCAGCCAGCCCATCGCCCCGGTGCGACTTTGGCTGCCCGGCTACCTGACCCCGAGCCTCAACGACTTGCTCGGCCAACATTGGACCAGGCTGACCCGCGAGAAAAAGCGCGCCCGCGCCGCATTGCGCTGCGCATTACTCGCCGCGCCAGCCGATTGCTTGACGCCGACAATTTCGCTGGTGGCTGCAAGCCGCTTATCGACCAACTCCGGTATGCCGGACTCATTGCGAACGACGACCCGGAAACGGTCGAGATCACATTCCGGCAAGAAAAGGTCCGGCCCACCGCCGCGGGAATCCTGATCGAGATCGCGGAAAATGTTTTGACTAATCCCACGCCATGAACGAGAAACCACCCATGCCGCGCGGACGCCCGAGAAAGCACCCGTTGCCGCCCACCGATTGCGGGGTCGACAAGTCTGGTCAAAGTCAGGGGTTTCATACGCCCCCATTCGCTGGTTCAAATCCAGCCCCCGCAACCATCTTCGATGATGCGCCAGTTGCATGGCACGGGCCGAGGCAAGGCCGCGAGACGGTCGAGGAGCATCATGCGCGCTGGCTGGCCGAGAAGCGCGCAGCGCACGCGGAGGGTTGACGCCATGGCAAAGAAGGCGGGACAGCCGACGAAGCGCACGCCCGCAATCGTGGACGAGATTTGCGAGCGCCTTGCAGCCGGTGAATCACTGGCAACAATTTGTTCTGATCCGCGAATGCCGTCGCATTCAACATGTCGTCTGTGGATTCAGACAGACTCAGAGTTTTCGGACAAATACGCGCGCGCGAAGCAAGAAATGCTTGAGCGCGAGGCCGAGAACCTGATTGCCATCGCCGACAGCGAGGATGACCCGCAGCGCCTTCGCGTCAGGATCGACACGCGGAAATGGTTGTTGTCGAAACTCGTCCCCAAGAAATACGGCGACAAGATCGAGCACCAGCACGGCGACTTGAACGTCACGGTCAAAATCGGCGGCAATGCCTAGCGTCGAAATCGAGATTTGCCCGAGGGCGCAATTCCGGGCGTTCATCGAGTCGGCCAAGCGGTGGTCGTGCTTGATTGTCCACCGCCGCGGCGGCAAGACATTCGCCGGGCTGCAAAAGCTGCTCAAGGAGGCGCTGACATTCAAGCGGCCGGGGCCGCCGAAGCGGTATGCCTACATTGCGCCGACGCGCGACCAAGCGAAAGACATCGCGTGGAACTACCTCAAAGAGTTCACCAAAGACATCCCCGGCATCGACAAGAACGAGGCCGAGCTTCGCGTCACGATGCCCGATGCGACGATGATCCGGCTCTACTCGGGCGAGAATTACGAGCGAATGCGCGGGCTGTATTTCGACGGCGTGGTCATCGACGAGCCCGAGGACATTGACCCGATGGCATGGACGGCGGTCATTCGCCCGTGCTTGTCCGACTACAAGGGATGGGCGATTTGGATCGGCACGGTCAAGGGCAAGAAAGGGCAGTGGAAGCGCCTGACGCACGCCCTGCAAGATGAGGAATGGTTCGGGATGCTGTTGAAGGCGTCTGAGTCAGGCATTATTGCGCCGGATGAGTTGGCCAGCCTCGAACGCGAGGCCAAGCGCGAAGGGCGGCACGAAATCTATCTCCAAGAATACGAGTGCGACCCGAACATTGGCATTCCTGGGGCCGTGCTGGCGCGCTTTGTGACCAAGGCGCACGAAGAAGGACGCGTGAAGGATTTTCCGTGGGACAGGTCCGAACAGGTCTTCACGTTTTGGGACTTGGGCAGCCCCGAAAACGTGCGCGTGACCTACGTCCAATTCGTCGGCCGCGAAATTCACGTCATCGACCATGACGCCGACCTTGGCGACCCCGAAATGACGCCAGCCAAGCGCGTGGCGCACATGAACGCCAAGGGCTACTACTACGGCAAGCATTGCTTCCCGCACGATGCGGCAGCACGCGAGAAGTCGGGGAAGAACTTCGCGCAACAGATGCAGGAGGCCGGGCTTCCCAACATCACGATCATCCCGCGATGCTATTCCGTTTGGCCGGGCATCAATGCGCTGGCCGAAATGTTCCCGCGGTGCCTGTTCCACAAGACCAAAACGGAATACCTGCTTGAGTCGATGGAATACTACCAGCGGCGGGTGGACAAAGACGGCACGGTCACGGATGACATTTTGGAGAATTGGGCGTGCCACTCGACGGACTCGATGCGGATGATGGCCGAGGCCGTGCTCAACGGCATTGTGAAGACGCACAGCCTGCGCACGCAAACGCCCGCAACCGTCGTCACCGGCATCCGCGACCTCAACGTGAGCCAGCGCAGGGCGCTGACGGTCAGACGATGAACGCAGAACCAAACAAACATTCTGGCGCTGCGGTTGAGCGATTAGTTCGGCGGCTTTTGGTTGAAACCGGGCTTGTTGATGCCGAGGCAATAGACGATCCCGAAGGCTACGACGGCGGCATAACCTTGGCCCGCGCCGATCAAATGAGCCGCCGTCTCAGGCATGTATGTCCGGTGTGCTGGGAAGAAATGTCAGTCAACTGGAGCGATGGCCAGCCGTATGATTATTGCCCCGAACATGGGGAGCCAAACGCTACGATGAGCAACGGCGCTGCGCCGCTTGCTTCATTGGCTGGTTCGGCAACCCGCTTATGAATCCCGCCATCCGCATCGCATCGCTCTACCGCTCCGGTGGGCCGAAGACATTTGCCGATGACGTGCAAGCGCACATGCTCGGCGGGTATCTGTTTGTGACGCCCGAGTTGTTCCTCGCGTGCCGTCCGGTGCCGAGCGGTGCCGCGCCGTCGATGATCCGCGACCCGTGGCAGCAGTTCGACCCGGCCGATTGTGATACGTGGTTCATCTACGCCGCGGCCACGGCCGAGCCGAAAAGCCCGCTCGGGTTAGTCAAAACGTGCTTGACCAAGATGCCATTTCCCTTACCGCTGGCGGCATGGGAACGAACTGCCAAGGGCCGAACCGCGATCAAGTTTTTCTCCATCGCCCGTCTCGTCGCGGTGCTTTCGACGCCCTGACGCGCTGCCATTTCAGCGGAATGCCAGGCCAAAGCAGCGGCGGCGGCGGCAACTCGGCTGAGATCGAGAAGCAGACCAAGCGGCAAAACTTTTTGATGCGCCAACAGCAAAAGGCGTTGAGCGAGCAGAGTGCCGCGCTCACCGCCCAGGCTGCCAGCTTGGCCAGCGCGGTGCCGACCATGGCGACCTACGAAGCGCCTCCCGCGACCACGGCGCTGGCCGAACCTCCGAGCGTCAGCGACACGTCAGGCGCGGCGGCCGAGGCTGAAAAGACGCTGCGCGAGAAAGAAGCGCGCCGTCGCGGCTACTCTTCCACAATTCGAGCAGGGGAAACGGGAGGCTACACCAACCCCGTGACCGGCTCGGGCTCATTGCTTGGTTGATGCCATGATGACCAAAGCGGAACTGGCCAACTACATTCTGGCCCGCAACAGCGACCTCAAAACGGATCGCTCGACATGGGACACGGTATGGCAAGAGTTGAGCGAGAATTTTCTTCCGCGCAAAGCTGACATCACCAAAACCACAGCCGGGGCCGACACGCAGCGCTACAACCAAGTTTTCGACGGTGCAGCCATCCAAGCGGCTGCCACACTGGCCAACGGGCAACTCGCCTACATCACGCCCGCGGATTCCCGGTGGTTCGCCTACGACCCGCCATTTGCCATCCGCAAGAACGACAAGGCCAAGGCGTGGTATCAGGAATGCAGCGAGATCGTGCAATTCCTGCTTTCGACCTCGAACTTCTACAGCGAAATCCACGAGGCATTTTTCGATGACTCCGTTTTCGGCACCTACGGGATGACCTTGCGCGTCGGCAAAAGCCACCCGCTCGTCTTCTCGTCTCTCCCGTGCGGCAGCTACGCCATTGCCGAAAACGAGGAAGGGCTAATTGATACCCTCTACCGCGAGATCGAGCTAGATGTCATCCAGGCCGCGGGCGAATTCGGCGAGGACAACCTTTCCGAGAAACTGCGCAAGCACTACGACGAGTTCCGGGCGACGGGCAAAGGTGGGGCGACCAAGTTCAAGTTCATCCATGCCATCTATCCGCGGCCGGATAGCGAGCGCGACACGAGCAAGATGGACGGCGCAAACAAGCCGTGGGCGTCGGTCTATGTCGAGGAGTCCGGCAAGCACGTTTGCCGCGTCTCGGGATTCGATGAAAAGCCGTTCTTCGCCGGTCGCCACGTCAAGACGAGCGTCGGGCCGTATGGCGTCAGCCCGGCATGGAATGCGCTGCCGGATGCGCGGCAGTTGAACTTTCTCGCCAAGCAGCTTGATGCGCTGGCCGAGGTGAAGGCATTCCCGCGGTTCCTTGTGCCGGACACGCATGAGGGCGAGATTGACCTCCGGGCAGCCGGGGCAACGTATTTCAGCGACCCGAACAAAGTCCCGCGCGAGTGGCTGACAGGCGGGGACTACAACATCGGTCTGGAACGCGAGAACCGGAAAACGCAAAGCATCAACCAGGCCATGCACGTGGACCTTTTCCGCATGTTCGCCGCGCTCGAAAAGCAAATGACCGCGCGCGAAGTGGCCGAGCGTGCCGGGGAAAAGCTGGCGCAGTTCACGCCCGCATTTGCCCGCAAAACGACGGAATTGCTTTCCCCGATGCTTCAATCCGTCTTCGGTGTGTGCCTGCGCAACGGACTGTTCCCGAAGCCGCCGCAAGAAGCCGCCATTGTCGAAAACGGGCAACAGGTCATTGGGCTGCCGAACATCAATTACATTTCGCGGATCGCGCTCGCTATCCGTGCCATGCAGAACATGGCGTGGGTGCGGACGGTCGAAACCAGCATTCCGCTGTGGCAACTGCGGCCGGAACTTCTCGACAACTACGACCTCGACCAGATCGAGCGCGACCGCGCCCGCAACGAAGGCCAGCCGTCGAACTGGCTGCGCGACAAAGACGAAGTTGACGCATTGCGGCAACAACGGGCCGAGGCGCAGGCGCAGCAAGCGCAGATGGAACAAGCGGCCATGGCAGCCGAAGCCGCGGCCAAGGTCGGCGGCATCAAGGACGACAGCGCCGTGGTGCAGGCACTCCGGGGGCAAGCGGCGGCATGACGACCGAGCAAGAGGCACAGCGGGCGCGCGAGATTCAGCGCGTGACCAACGCCTACCATCGCGTCTTCGGCACCGAGGACGGTCAGATCGTGCTCAAGAACCTCAAGGCGTATTTCAAGACTGACCGGCCAGCCTTCGAGCATCCCTCGCTTGGGCGACCGTATGACCCGCTGGCCGGTGCCATCCGCGACGGCCAGCGCGAAGTCATTCTTTTCATCGAGCACAAGCTCACCGTTCCGGTCGTCGCCGATGCCGACGCGCCGCCGAAGACAACTGTCGTCAAGGATTAGTCAAAACCCAACATCCAACCCATACACCACACACCATGCCTGATGAAATCACACCAGCCGCCCCCGCTGCGCCCGCCGCTCCTGCAACACCTGCGCCGTCAGCGCCAGCGGGAACCACGCCGCCCGAGGGAAGCCTTCTCGCCACGCCCCCCGGAACCGCCGCGCCCGCAGCAGAACCCGGAGCGCCCAAGCCCGGCAGCGGCGAGCCGGTAGCGAAACCCGACTGGCTGCCCGAAAAGTTCTGGCGGGACGACAAGGCGGACATCGAATCTCTCGCCAAGTCGTATCACGGGCTTGAGCAGCTTCTCGGCAAGAAAGCGCACGCCGTTGCCGTGCCAAACGAAAAAAGCACGCCCGAGGAAGTCGCGGCCTACCGCAAGGCGCTCGGCATTCCCGAGTCGCCGGACAAATACGACGTGAAGCCGGAAAGGTTGCCCGAGGGGGTCGCGTGGGACGATGCGACTGCCAAGCGGGTGGCCGAAGTCGCCCACAAGCACAACATTCCGCCGAGTGCGGTCAAGGAGTTGGTCGCGCTCGACATCGAACGCGCCGGGGCAATGAATGCGGCGGCGGCCAAGATGCTGGCCGACCGCAAGGCTGCGGCCGTCGAAGACCTGCGCAAGACGTTCGGCAATGAACTGCCGACCAAGCTCGACCTCGCGCGCCGCGCGGCGGCCACCGCGGGGATTGATCCGAATGACCCCGGCTTTGAGTCGCCCGCCATGGTCAAGTTTGCTATCTGGGCCGCGCAGCAGATCGCCGATGACAAGCTCGTCGAGGGCAAGGCCACGAGCGCGAGCAGCAGCCAAGCGCGGGCACGTGACATCATGGTCAACCCGAGCAACCCGCTCTATCAGCGCTACCAGAACGGCGACCCGGAAATTGTGGACCAAGTGCGCCGGATGATGGTTTCGTAGTCAACAACAACACCAACCCAACACACCAACACCATGGAAGAACACAACATCGGATGGGCTATTGCACAGCTTCGCGCTGGCGAAAAAGTCTGTCGTCAAAACTGGAACGGGAAAGGAATGTGGCTTGCCCTGCAAGTTCCCGACGAAAACAGCAAGATGTCATTGCCCTACATCTACATTGAATATCCCCAAGGGCATCCCGCGTATCCTCGGGGCTGCCGAGTTCCGTGGCTGGCCTCGCAGACGGACATTCTGGCCGACGATTGGGATGTCGTCTGAATAGTTTGCGTATTGCCCGTGCGCAACGGGGTCGCCCTTTTCATGGGGGGCGGCCCCGAACTTTTTTCACGAAACCGCTTGACCAACACGCGGACGGGCGTATCAGCGAGACAGTAGGCAGACAACTCCTTGTGAGCCTGTCCTGCGGCAACCAAGGCCGAACGACCCCATCGGGACAATCGGTAGCGCCGAGGACAACAACCACAAACCCGACTGGCCCCGCACGATGCGGGATTAGTCAAAACCAAGGAGACCAAAATCATGCCTGCCGTTACTCAGATTCCTGAGTTTTTCCCGACAGAGTTCGGGACGAACTGGGATCACCTCGTCCAGCAAAAGCTCTCCAAGCTCAAGGATTACGTCCTCGTGGATCAAGTCCGGGGCAAGGAGAAGTCTTACAATCAGGTCGGCAGCGTCGAGATGAGCCGTGTGCTCGTCCGCGCTGGCGACACCACCATCACCGACACCCCGCTGGCCAAGCGCTGGCTGCGTCCGTTCCCGCACGAGAAGGGCGACCTCCTCGATCAGTGGGATGCGGAATACCTCGGGGAAATCGCCCTGCCTCAGAGCGAAATCCTCCAGGCCCACGCCGCCGCCTACGCCCGCACGTGCGACCGCCTCATCATCGAGGCTGCCGTTGGTTCCGCCTTCACCGGCGAGACCGGCACGAACTCCGTCCCGCTTCCTTCCTCGCAGAAAGTCGCCGTGGATTACGTCGAGTCCGGCAGCACCGCCAACAGCGGCCTCACCATCGCCAAGCTCCGCGCCGCCAAGTTCATCTTGGACGACAACGAGGTGGACGACGAGGACCAGCGGATCATCGCTCTGTCGGCCAAGCAACTTCAGGACCTCCTGCGGACGACCGAAGTCACTTCGGCCGACTACAACACGGTCCGGGCGCTGGTGGCCGGTCAGATCGACACGTTCCTCGGGTTCAAGTTCCGCCGCGTGAGCAAGAGCTTCTTCGCTTACAACGCGGGAACCGGGGTCCGCAACATCGTCGCCTACGCCAAGAGCGGCCTGCGTCTCACCGACAGCGGTCGTCGCTCTTACGTGGACATTCGTCCCGACAAGTCCCACGCCCTGCAACTCCGCACGGTCGCGTCCATCGGCGCGGCTCGCATGGAAGAGGCCAAGGTCGTGGAAATCGCCTGCGACGAAATCCTGTAACCTGAACCAAGGAGGAAACACACCATGCCTACGTTCTACGCCAGTCTCGCACCCGAGACCCAAACCGTCCGCAACCTGCTTCCGGCTACCGATGTCCGTGGCGATATCCGCTTTGCGGAATCCGTCTACACGGCCACCGGCACCGAGGCGGCTTCGGGCGACAACATCAACGTCTGCATGCTCCCGGTCGGAGCGCAGGTCATTCCCGAACTGTCCACGGTCGCCAACGAGGCGAGCATGGGCGGATCAGCTTTGGCCATCCCGACCCTCGGAGACGCACTTGACGCTGACCGTTACAGCGCAACCTCGATCACCGTGCATTCCAGCAATGCCGCGATTGTCGCCGTTACGCCGAACATCGGGGCCTCGGTCATCCCGCGGTTCACGATCACGGAAGCGACCCGCACGGTCGTTGCTGCGTTCACCCGCACCAACGCGATGACAGCAGGAAAGAAAATCCTGTTCCGCATCGCCTACAAGCTCGGCCACTAAGCCGGGGGAGTCACAAGAGCGCCCTGCCACCGTGCGGGGCGCTCTAGCCTCTCCCGAATTATCCCATGGCCGACGAAACCAGCATCGCCAACCTTGCGCTCGCCAAGCTCGGGATTGACCCGATCATGGCGCTGACTGACGCGAGCAAGCCCGCGCAATACTGCAAGCGGTTCTACGAGGAGACGCGCGACGAAGTGCTGTCCGCCCATCGGTGGAACTTCGCCATGAAGCGGGCGACCCTCAACCGCCTTGCCACCGCCCCGGCCAGCGAGTGGGCATTTGCTTACCAGCTTCCGGCCGACTGCCTGCGCATCCTGCAACTCAACGGCTACGAGCAGGCCGAGCAGGTCGGGACGTTCTCCGTCGAAGGCCGCGCGCTTTTCACCGACCACGACACGGCGGCCGTCCGCTACATCGGGCGGGTCGAAGATGCGGCTGCGTGGCCGCCGCTATTCATTGACGCGCTGGCTACCAAGCTGGCGGCCAAGATCGCGGCCCCGCTGACCGGCAGCCGCACGGCGGCCAACGAAATGCTTTCCCTGTATGCGTCTTTGACCGGCCCGCAAGCGCGGCTGGCCGACGTGTTCGAGGGCAACCCGAAACGAAAACCAGCGTGGGCGCTGTCCTCCTTGGTGGCTGCCCGACATGGCGGCCATGCCTAACATCCTCCTGACCAGCTTTAACGCAGGCGAGTTGTCCCCGATGATGGACAGCCGCAGCGACATCCCGAAGTATGCCAGCGGGTGCAGGCGGCTTGAGAACATGCTCGTGACGCCGCACGGTGGCGTCTATCGGCGGCCAGGGACGGAATACCTCGGGACGGCCAAGCACGCCAACCGCCGCGCCCGGCTCATCGGGTTCAACTTCTCGACTTCGACCCGATTCGTTTTGGAGTTCGGGCACCAATACTTGCGCGTCTGGGGCAATGGCGTCCCGGTCGAATCCTCGCCCGGCGTGCCGCTTGAAGTCGCCACGCCCTACGACGAGGCGCATCTGCGCGAATTGCAGACCGTGCAGATCAACGATGTCCTCTACATCGCGCACAGCGACTATGCCGTGCGCAAGCTGACCCGGCTTGCCGATGACGACTGGACGCTGGCCGAAGTGGCGTGGACCTATCCGCCGACCGTGGACCTCGACCCGGAAGACCAAGAGATCACGGCCAGCGCCAACACCGGGGCAATCACCCTGACCAGCGCGTCGGGCATGTTCACGGCGGCCGATGTCGGGACGGAACTGGTCCTGTCCTTCCGCAAGGATGCGGTTTTTGTCGAGGGCAGCATCAACGCAAATGCCTACTGGGGCGTCTTGCCGCTTGGTCAGAATGCCGACTGGGATTTTCAGACGACCGGCACGTGGGACGCCACGGTGTCCATCTTGCGCAAGACCCCGGCTGAAATGGCCAAGCTGTCCAAGACGACGGCCGTCGCGGTCACGCGCAGCGGGACCACGGCCACGGCGACCATTACCGGCCACGGGTGGACGAATGGCGACACGGTTCTTTTCATCGGTGCGGCACCGTTCGGCGCGTCGGCGGGCGAGGCCAAGACAATCACAGTCCTCGATGCCAACACGTTCACCTACACCGTGGCCAACTCAGGGGCGACCAGCGGGACGGTCGAGGCGCACAACGTCACCAAGATGGAGAACGTTCGGACCTACAACTCGAACGGCGACCGCAACATTACCGGCAGCGGGACACAGCCCGAGGCAACGCAATTCTTGGTCCGGGTGAGCAACTACACGAGCAACACTAACGCCAAGTTCGTGCTCGAAAGCCGCGACTACCTCGAGACCGGCCGCGTGCGCGTGGATGCCGTCGCCAGCGCGACCAGCGCGACCGCCACGGTGCTTGATTACCTCGGCAAATGGACAGGGAGCAGGCAAAGCGTGACGGCCGCACAGACGGCATTCTGTGCGAAATACGGCTATGCCCGGACGGTGGCCGTGCACGAGCAGCGGCTGTGCTTCGCCGGGACCAACGGGAAGCCTCAAAACATTTGGTGCTCGGTGACGAACGACTTCGAGAACTTCAAGCTCGGAGTGGCCGCCGACGACGCCATGCAATTCACCATTGCGGCCAGCGAGGGCAACCGGATCAACTGGCTGTATTCGCAAAAGCTCCTCATGCTCGGCACCAGCGGCGACGAGTGGACGATTGGTGCGGCCGACGCAGCCGGGGCATTCTCGGCGACCAACGTCCAGGTGAAGCGGCAAGCGGGCTACGGCTCGAAATACATGCGCGCCGTGCTCATCAGCGACATCCTGCTTTTCGTGCAGCGGCAAGGGCGCAAGTTGCGCGAGTGGGTCTATAACTTCGACCGCGACGGCTACGTTGCGCCCGACTTGACCGTCCTCGCCGAGCACGTGACCAAGGGCGAGATTCAAGAAATTGCCTACAGCCAGCATCCAAGCGCGGTCGTCTGGGGGATTCGTGGCGACGGGCAGCTTGTCGGCATGACCTACGAGCGCGACCAAGAGGTGATTGGCTGGCACCGGCACACGACGCAGGGCGAGTTTGAAAGCGTGGCCACCATCTACGGGCTCAATGGCGGGGATGATGAGGTGTGGACCATCGTCAAGCGCACGGTCAACGGGGCGACGGTGCGCTATGTCGAACGTCTGCGGCCGGACTGGCGGGATGCCTACGAAAGCGAGACACAAGACGATTGGTGGTTTCTCGACTCGGCCAAGCGCTACAGCGGCACGGCCACGACCACAATCACCGGACTCGGGCACCTTGAGGGGCTGACCGTCGCCGTGCTGGCTGACGGTGCCGGGCGGGCCGATGCGGTTGTCTCGGGCGGTCAGATTGTCCTCGACCGTGCGGCCAGCAAGGTGCTGGTCGGGCTGGCCTACGACAGCGTTTTGCAACCAATGAAGGTGGTTTACGAGGATCGCGTCGGCACGACGCGCGGGCGCAATCTGCGGATCAACCGCATCGTCGCCAGCATCTACAAGAGCACGAGCGGGCAATTTTCGACCAACGGAACCGAGTGGCTTGAGTTCTACGGCCGCGATTTCACCGACCCGATGGATGCGCCGCCGCCCGTTTTCTCGGGCGAGAAGGAAGTTGTCGGCGCAGGCGGCTACGCCTTGGACGCGGCCATCATCCTGCGGCAGAACCGCCCGTTTCCGTTCACCGTGCGGTCGCTGGTCATCAAGCTCGATGCTCATGGGGATTGACCAACGCGCGAACTGAATAAACTGAGACGACCATGGAACCGATTACGGCAACACTGGCAGCCCTGAGCATCGGATCGAGCGTAGGCGGCTCGCTCATGTCGTTCTTCGGCGGCCAGCAAGCCGCGGGTGCGGCCGATGCGTCGGCCGACTACAACCGGGCCATCGAGGAGCAAAATGCGATGCTCTCGAAGTATTCCGCGCTCTACCAGACGAGCATTGCCAAGACGCAAAGCGAGATTGCCAAGATCGCGGCAGAATCGAGCTACAGCCTGCAAATGCTCAATGCGGGCCAGTATGAAAGCGATGCCACGCGCGCGGTGGCCGAGGCGGAGGTCAACGCCCGGATCCGCGAGAACGACGCGGCCAAGATCGAGTTCGAGGCACGCGAGACCGGGCGACGGATGCGGGAAGAGAACGAGCGCATCATGGGCGCGACCCGTGCCGCCTACGGCAAAGCGGGGGTCGTCGGATCGTCCGGCAGCCCGCTGGTTGCCATGGCCGACAGCGCGGGCAAGTTGCAACTGGCTGTCTCGGATATGTTCTATCAGGCCGACAGCGAGCGTTCGGCGGCCTTCCGCGAAGCCGCGCTTGCCCGCTACGAGGGCAACACGCTGGCCACGCAACTGCGCAATACGGCCAGCGTGACGCGCTACGAAGCCGGATTCAGCCTGCTTGATGCGGCCGTCGAGACCTACAACCAGAGCGCCTTGGACTTCCAAGGCCGCATGGTCAACATGGGCTATCAGGGCGACCTCAACACGGCCGCGGCCAACTACAGCGCAGGCAAGGCGCAAGGGGACGCCTTGCGGATTGGCAGCTACGGCAGCCTTCTCGGCGGTGCCACGGAAACGGCGTTTTCCGCCTACAAGATTTTCGGCAAATGAGCATCCCTATTGCACAAATCCCGAACGCGCCGAAGACCGGGCTTACTCAGTTGAGCCAGTTTCGCGGCGGGGCAACGCCATTCAACCCGTCAGCCGGGCCGCAGGCCGACCTTGGCATGGCCGCGTCGGCGCTCGGCAACGTGGATTCGCTTTTGCAGCAGCCAGGGCAGGACTCGGATGCGTTTGGCGGGGCGACCGCGGAGGCGCTGGCACGGTTCGGGGATTCTGGCGTGCGAGCGGCTGCCGTCATGGCTGATTGGAACCTGTCCATGACACGGGCGAACGACGAGGGGAACCTCGCGCGGGCCGACCGGCTTGTCACCGAGGCGCGCGCGGCGCATGAAGTCGAGGCGTCCCGGCTGCCGCCCGACCAACACCTTTCCTCGTGGAACGAGAAGTATCTGCCCAAGCTTGAAAAGCAGCTCGAGGAAATCCCGCTGTCGAGTGCTGGCCGCGCGCGGTTCTCGGCATGGTGGGAGCCGACGAAGGCAAAGGTTGGCGCGGACATCTGGACCAGCAGCAACAAGGCGGTCATTGACAATGGGCGGCTTGAACTGAGCAACGCCCATTCTCGCGCCATGCTGGAAGGGCGCTACGAAGATGCCGCGGGGATCGAGGCGCGAGGCGTCGGGGCCATGTTGTTCTCGCCGGAAGAGGCGGGGGCGATGGCTGTAAAGCGCGAACATTCGATGAAGTGGTCCACGGTCGAGCAGGCGCTCATGCAAGATTCCGAGTTCAAGATTTACGAAGACGTGCGGCAAGCCGTCGAGACCGGCACGGAAAGCAAGTTGCTGCCGAACTTTTCGCCGATGGAGCGGCAGCGGGTGCTTGAACAAGCGCGGCAGATTCGTCGCGTGCGGCAGGCCGAGACGCACCAAGACGGGCTTGAAAAGGTGCTGACCGCGCAATTCCGAGACGAGGACGAGATTCAGGCCACCTACCAGGGCAAGCTGGCGCAAGAGGACATCAACAGCCTCAAGTCAGCATTTCAGCAGACGCCCGACCAGATCGAGCGACGGCTGTCGTTCGCCCCGGCGATTCAGACGATGATCAACGCCTACGACCCGACCGACGACCCGGACGGGACCAAGGCGAGCCACGTCAGGCGTTACATTCATGCGCTGCCGTCCGGCCACCAGCAGCAATACAGCGAGCAGTTGACGCAGAAAATCCGCGACAACAAGCCCGAGCCACCCGTTGCCGCGAAGATGATCCGCGAGCAGATGAAGAAAGAATTTGAAGCCGGGAAGTTTGGCGCGTTCAAGGTGGACAAAGACACCGGGCTTCCCAAAGACCCCGCGGCCTACTCGGCGGCGCTGGAATCGTTTTCCCGAGAAGCCACGGCATTCGAGAACTGGATCAAGCGCAACAAAGACGCGACCGACACGGAAGTCATCGCCGAGGCCAACCGCATCCGCACGGAAAGCATCATGCAGGACGTGGCGGACGGCAAAAAGCCCGCACGCTCGGCCGGGTTTGTCCCACCGTCGCCGGAAGCGATTCAGCGCGACTTGGACCGCCGCCGCCAAGAGCGGGAGCGCCAGCGGGCTACACAGCCCCCGGACCAGTCCAACGCTGCGCCTGGCGGAATTCAGGGGCGCTACGTCGAGGGCAACATCGGGCCGACATCCACCGGGCCGCACTTCGACATCAAGCGCGCCGACCGTGGACGATGGGACCGGGATGCGCTGGATCAATACGTCCGGGTGGACGGCAACCCGCTGTCATCCGGCCGCACAGTCGGCGGCGGGGTGTATGGTGCGCCACGCAGCTACGGGACTCATCGCGGATGGGATTTTGCCTTTGGCGGCGGGACCGTCCTGACCCTCACCAACGGGGCCGTGTGGCTGGATTCGCGGCCGACGCGCCACGGCGACAAGGCGAGATTCCAAACACCGGACGGGCACATTTACGAAATCCTTCACGGCCAGTTCGAGCAGGAGGATGCCTAAATGATCGGGACACCTCCGAGCCGCAATTCTGCCGCGGGAACGCCGTTCGTCGTGGACATTGACGACGAGACGGCGGGAAAGATGTTTGCGGAACTGGATTCCGCCAGCCCACTGACACAGGAGGTTTACGAGCGCCAGCTTCTCAACTGGGCCAGCCTGCGCGCCGGGCAGAATCGCCAGCGGCGAGAGATCGAGCACGAGCGGGTATTTACCGACCTCAACGGGTGGTGGAACGATGCGGGCGGCCCGACCGTGCCGGATGAAGTCAAGCAGGGTGCGGCCGTCCGCAAGTTTGTGGCGGACAACGTAGGCCGCACGGCGGCCGACATGGGGGCGTATTATCCGAGCTATCGTGACCAGTATTTCGTGGAGTCGTTCGGCAAAAAGCCCGCCGACGACAAAGAGGCGTTTGCGCTCCTGCAAGAGAGCGTTGGAAAGAAGAAGGAGGCGCGGCAGGCGCTCGACCAGCTTGATGGAGAAATTGCCTTGGCGTTGCTCAATAGCGCGCGCACCGGGGAGTCTGTCAGCGCGCTCTCGCTCATCTCGGCATGGAAGACCAAGAACGAGGCGGTCACGTCCGCATTGCCCAAGGGGTGGGAAGCGCAGGCATTGCTTCAAGCCGAGAAGACAATCACCGAAGGCGTCGGCACATTGCGCAAACACGCGCCCATCATGCAGCGGCTTTATGACCGCTTTGCCGCGGTGACAGGAACCCCGGCCGAAGGCGCGCAACCTCCCGAGGCGGATGTCATGGCGTTGGTGGATGACCTCGCACAACTCCCGCCCGCAGACCGCCAGCGGCTTTATTACTCGGTTTCCGCCGCGGGACGCACGGCCAGCCCGGACAAGAGCGTTTTGCAGCAGTTTGGCGAATCACTTGCCCGCATTCCCAACATGTTTCTGCGCGGCCCCGGCGCGGCTGGCGAGGTGGACATTCAAAACCAAGTGCGGCTTTTGGGGTCGCCGGGGAAGATTTACCGACATTCGACGACGGGCGGGATTGTCACGGAATCTCAACGGGTGGGGAACCAAACCGAGTTTGTCGAGATCGCCGACGACGAACGGAAGGCGCTCATCGAGGAAGCGCAGAAAGAAGCGGCCCGCCTCGACATCCGCCGCGAATTGCGAGCAGTGGCCGATGGGATGTTTGACCCCATCGAGAAGCGCAACACGGGCATTCTGGGCTTTGGCGAGGCGGTGATCTACGGCGGCCCGCAAGCGTTGGCCACGTCTGCCGCCATGATGATTCCCTACGCTGGCCCCGCCTTGCTCCTGTCTGCCACCTACGGCGCGGAATACGACGAGTTGCGGCTTCAAGGGCTGCCCGACACGCAGGCGCGCAATCTGGCCGCCGTGAGCGCCCCGGTGCAACTCATCCCCGACATGATTAGCAGCAAGATGCTGTTCGGCAAATTCAAGCCGTTCGAGGAATTGCTTGGCAAGCTGGCCAACCCGGCGCGCATCGGGGCGATTGGCCGGGCCAGCACGCGCTTTGGCGCATCGCTGGCGGTCGAGAACCTGACCGAAGGATTCCAAGACCTGACCACGCCACTTGTGCAGGACGTGGCCGAGGCATTGGGCGCGGACTACCCCGATGTCGATTGGAACGCGACACTGACCAAGTGGGCCGACTCCAGACTCGACGTGTTTGCGGCCACGTTGCTGCCGGTCGTTGTCGGCACCGGGGCGGCCACGTGGGGCGAGCGCAGCACGTTCGCGCAGCGGCAGGACATCTACAAAATGGCCGGGCTCTCGGATGGAGAAATCAAGGAAGTCGAGGACGCGCCCGACCTGAAAGCCAAGCAGGAGCGATTCAAGGAGAAGTTCGACAACCGGACGCCCGAGCAAATCGCGCAGGGCAAGGCTTACATCGAAGAGAAGAAGGCCGCCGCGATTGACGAAATGCTCGGCGACGGGGTGCGGCCGACACTGGACGAGTCACGGGACGCCCAAGGCAAGCCGGTCTGGACGGTGCGCGACGGGCAGGGGCAGACGATTTTCAAGACGGCCGACAAAGATAGCGCGCAAATCATGCTTGGCATTGCCCGGCGCGAAGCGGTGCAGAAAGAAGCGGCCGACACAACCCGCGGCATCACCGAGGCGGCGGCCTACCTGACGGCCGTCCGCGAGGCGCGGCAGACCGGGGAGGATGTTCAGCGCATCGAGGCGGTCGCGGGGAAGGTCAATGCCTTTGACGAGTATCAGGCCAACCCGAACAACCTTGCGGCCTTGCGTGCGGCCGTGGCGGCATCCACGGGTGACGACATCACCGAGCCGGAACAGTTGCGGGGCTACTGGGTGGATGCGGTCAACAGCGGCACCCTGCGCGATGGCGTCTATCGCAGCGTCATCAAACTTTTCGACGGGGCGGACGGGACGAAACTTGTCCGCGACTTCGCGCAGGACAACCTCAAGCGGGCGGTCGCCGAGGGGCGCGTCAGCATGGAGTGGGTCCGCGAGCAGTTGAACCAGACGATTCCGCTCGTGCAGGGCAGCCGGGCCGACGTGGCGCTCAAGACGGACACGGACAACGATGTCATCGAGTCGTTTTCTGACATCGCGCTGGCCTACCTCTACGGCCGCGTCAAGCACGACCAGATTGCGCCGGGGCTGCGCGGCTTCCTCGTCCGCATGGCGCGCGTGGTCCGCGACATCTTCCGCCGCGCCTACAACCTCGAAAAAGCACGGGTTGCCGGGCAGCTTGATCCTGAGTGGCAAGCGCTTCTTGCGCAGTCGGTCGGGATCGACCAGCAAGGCGTTGTTGATGCGGCCAGGGCGGCGGCCAGCGACGGCCGCGGGCCGGACGGGTTGACCGATGACGAGCGGGCGGCGCTGCAAGCGGAACTGAATGCCGAGATGGAAGCCGAGATGGCCGACACGCTGCGCGCCGCGGGTGGCACGGACATTCTGGACGCCATCAAGCAGGCGGGCGGGCTGCCGAGCGCGACCAGCAAGGCGGTCGGGCAGTATGCGGGCGAGTTGAAGATTCTGCGGGAGAATGCCAAGGGCGGGCGGCATACGGGCGTCACGGGCACGAGCCTGTCGCGCCTTTTCAAGAAGGATGCGCCCGACATGGACAACCTCATCCGCGACTTGCGCGGCATGGGGTTCCTCGAAATCGAGACGCCGAGCGATGTCTTCGAGATGGTCGAGCGCCGCATTGCCACCGGCAAGCCCATCTACGGCTACGAAGGCCGCGCCACGGCGGGGGTGCTGGTGGGGAATTATTCGGTGAGCAAGGCGGATGACGCCCGCCACGCAGAACTTGAAGCCAAAGCCAAGGCTGGCGATGCGTCGGCGCGTGTCGAAGCCGAGCAGATGGTCGATGCGGCGGCCAAGGCGGCGGGGTATGTTTTCCAAGCCTATCACCAAACCAGCGCGGAAGCTGCTGCCGCCATCTACCGGGAAGGGTTCCGGCTCGACAAGGGCCGCGCGCGGTTGACCGATGAGCAAGTCCCCGATGCGTTTTTCTTCAAGGCCAACGCGAGCGACATCGGCGTCGGTGCGGCCACCGGGGCCGTGCAAATCCCGGTGTTTCTCAAGTTCGAGAACGCCAAGGTTTTCGAGGACAGGACAGACTTGGAGCAATGGGCGCAGGGGCTTCCGGGGTATTCCGAGGCGAAGGCAGACCTAAAGCAGTGGGAGCGAGAAAACTCGGCCGAGTTTGACGCACGATGGAAGGCCATGCGGCAGTTGGACGTGAGGGGCGAAGAACGCGCCGCGGCCAAAGCTGATCTTGAATTTGACGCGCTTCTTGACGCTTGGAAGCAGGGCAATGAGCAGCGCGCAGCCGTTGGGCGTGCCATCATTACGAGGGCGCTCCAAGAAAGCGGGCATGACGCCATCATGCTCAAAAAAGATGCCGGGGCTTTTGGCCGAATGGTCAGCACGACGGCCGTCTTCGACCCCGCGCAAATCAAATCCGCCGACCCGTTCACCTACGACGAGGCGGGCAACCTCATCCCGCTGTCTCAACGATTCGACCCGGCCACGGCCGACATCAATTTTTCCATCAGCAGCCAGTCCCAACTTGAGCGCGTCAATGCGGCACTCAGCGGCTTGAATCGCGGGCCGGAAGGTCGAGCGAAGATTTACGAGCGCGCCCGCGACAAGTTCGGCCGGATGCTTGAGAACAATTGGGGATTCCTCTACGGGCTCAAAGCGGGCGGGGCAAAGGATGCCGATGTCCGCCGCACCAAGTTGCTTCAAGCCATGGGCGAGTTGGACGCCATCCTTTCCGTGCTGCCGCCCGAGGTGCGGGGGAAGGTTGGGGGATATACCACGCTCACCAACATCGGCACGGGCGACAAGGCGCTGGCCGACTTCTTCATCAAGCGCATCAACATGATCGACCGCGAGCTTGAGCGTGTGCTGCGGCGCGAGTGGGGCGAGGCGGTGACGAAGTTGTTCAACCGCGCCAAGCCGCAACGCAATCAGCCCGGCCAGAAGCCCAAGGGCAAGTTCGGCTACGAAGTGCATGACCTTTTCCGCACTCTCGAAGATGCCACCGAATGGACCGAGGAAAGGGCGCTCGGCCACGTCGCCGGGCTGTGGGCCGAGATCAACGGCGGGGAACTGTCTCCCGAGGCCGAGGCGCACAAGCAGCTTGAGGCGGAACTTGTGCCACTCTTCGCCAACTGGGCCAACGCCGACGCGGGCCGCATGGCGAACGCGGTCAACATCGGAAACGATGTCCTGACACGCGCCTACCGGGTCGAGCGCGACCGCATCATGCGCCTGCGCAATCAGCGCGAAATGGGGCGCTTTGACCTCGTGCAAGCGGCGGGGGCGGACGGCGACCTTCCGGCACGTCAGGCACAGCAGATGCGCGACAACAGCCTTCCCGGCACATGGCGCGCGTGGATGCTCAACCTTTTCAATTTCGACCAGGTTGTCAGCTACGTCTTCGGCGAGAACACGCGCGGGGTGCCGGAATTGGTCAACCGCCAGCGTGCGGCCGATAACGCCAAGACGGACGGCATCATCGAGAAGACAACCCGGTGGGCCGACTTCATCAGCAAACTGGCCGGGGGGAACCTCGCCGGGCAAAAGCTGGTCTTCGACATGAGCCAGAAGACAGTCGAACTGCGATGGCCGGACACCGAGGACGGCAAGACCTACAAATTCAGCCAGAACGAGCTTTTGGCCGTGACCATGACATGGATGCAGCCGCGGGGCCGCGAGCACATGCAGGGGCGGCTAGACGATAGCGGCGAGCCCATCGGCGCATGGCACTACAATCAGGATTTCGTCAATGCCGCCGAGGCAAAGCTGACCGACGAGGCACGCGCCGTCCGCGACTACCTGCTTGCGGAATACGATGCCGAGTATCAGGCCATCAATGACGTTTACCGTCGCGTCTTCGGCATCAATCTTCCGAAGGAAAAGAATTATTCCCCCTTGGTCGTCAACACTCTCGTCAGCGGCGGGCAGGCGGGGATTGACCCGGTGACGGGTGCGGCATTCACGGCCGGGGCGCGCAGCCCCGGCGCGCTCAAGTCCCGCGGCGGCAACATTGCCGAGCCGGTATTCCGTGACGTGGTGCAAACCTACATGGCGCACATGATGCAGATGGAGCATTGGAAGGCATATGCCGAGTTCAACGCCGACATGGCCATGATCCTGAACCATCGGGACGTTCGCAACGTCATTGAGGCCAAGGCGGGCGGCGAGGCCAACAAGACGCTCGGGACATGGCTGCAATATTTCAACGAGGGCGGATTTCGAGATGCGGCCAACCATACCGCGATTGTCCGCTTTGTTTCGGACATGATTGACCGGGGGGCCACCATGGCGTTGTTCGGCCGCGTCTCGACGCTGGCCTTGCAGTCCACGCAGCTTGCCGCGGCATCGGCCAAAATGCCGCTCGGCGCTTACCTCTCCCGCCTTGGCAAGCTGCTTTCCGGCCGCCTCTCGTGGCGCGCGGCGCTGGAATCGCCCTACATCCAACGCCGCATTCAGCAGATGCCGCCGCAGGTTCAGCTTGCCATGCAGGGGTTGAACGCAGGCGAGCCGGGCAAAATCAAAGAAGCAGCGCGCCGCCTCGGGCAGCTTCTCAGCGGGTTCGACGGGCTTTTCACCGCGGGCACCTATGCCATGGTTTACGACTACCAGCGCAGCCAAGGGGCGACCGAGGAGCAAGCGCGGGCCGAAGCCGAGCGCATTGTTGACGAGATCGCGCAGCCGACACGGCCGGGCGCTCGGTCATTGATTGAAATCAGCGCGACCAATCCGGGGTGGCGGGCGTTCTGGGCGTTTGCCTCTGAGGCGCGAAAAAACCTCGGACTGCTTCTCTTTTCGGCATCCAAGCGCCCCACACGTGCGGCGCTCAAAGCTGGCGTTTACATCATCATGCTGAACGGGCTGATGTCTGCCATCATTCGCGCCGCATTCCGTGACCTTCGGGACGATGAAGACGACGAGCTTTTTGACGCAAAAAACTGGTCCCCGAAGGAATTGCCGGTGCGAATGCTTGCAGACGTGCTTTATGGCTTTCCCGTTGTTGGCGAGATGGCGGGCCAAGTGCTCTATTCCGCAGCAGGAATCTATGCGCCGAGCGGGACAGTGTTGGACGCCACGCAGCGTGCCGTTCCCGCCATCCGCCGCGCGCCTGACACGCTGGCCGACCTACTCGAAGGTGAGGCCGATTGGGGCGACGTGGCGCGAGATGTCAACGCCGTGCTGGCCGCCATGGGCTTGTTCAACGATCAGATCGCCGGTGCGGCAGCCATTTCCAACATCGTCAAAGACCTCTTTCAAACTGCCGACGCGCAACTCGGGCCGGACGAGTAAGCGCTTGACCAACACCCGGCACGGATTAGTCAAAACAGCATGGCCGTCAACTCCGAGACTTCACGGGTGCAATACGTCGGGAACAACTCGACCGTCACGGCCTACACGGTGCCGTTTGCGTTCCTCGAAAACTCGCACCTTCTGGCCATCGCCACCGATGCGGCGGGTGTCGAGTCGTCCGTCACGCTGGCCAACCATACCGGCGTAGGCAACCCGTCAGGCGGCACGGTGACAACGACCGTCGCGGTCCCCGCAACTTCGACCCTGACCATTTTCCGCAGCGTCCCGGCGACCCAGACGACCAGCTACGCCGAAGGGGGCGACTTCCCCGCAGCCTCGCACGAGCGGGCGCTCGACAAACTGACCATGCTCGGCCAGCAAAACGCCCGCAGCTTCGGCCGTGGCGTGCGGGTAAGCGAGGCGGCGGGGGCGCTCAACGAGTTCGTCGCCAAGGCCAACACGGTTCTCGGGCTCGACGCCAGCAAGCAGCCGAAGGCGATGACGCTCGAAGAGTTGAAGCAATTCCTCGGGCTGACCGGCGTCACGCTGTCCGTCCCGGCCGGGATGAAGACGGCGGCCGATGCGGGCGAGCGGGCCCTCGCCGTGCCCGACTTCACCGGGCAACTGCTCACGCAGCGCGACACGTCGGTTATCTACGTGTCCACCGGCACGAGCGCGGGCAACTGGACGGCCGTCACGCTGACCGTGCTGCTTTCCGGCATTGCCTCGGGACTGTTCACGGCCGACGCCACCGGCCGCGGCAAGTTCGCCAGCGGCTTTGTCAATGCGGCACTCATCGAGGCCGCGGCCGTCACGCTGGCCAAGATCGCGGACGGCGCGTTTACCGCCGACACGACCGGACGGGCGAAGTTCGCCAACGGGTTTCTGTCCACGGCGCTCCTGGCTGACGCGGCGGTCACGGCGGCAAAGACGGCCGTTGGCTTCCCCGTGCAGGTCCGCCATACCAGCACCAACGCGGGGTTGGTGGTCAACGTCCTCGGCTCGGTTTCGGCGCTGCCCACGACCAGCAACACGCTGCAATTCTCCGAACTGGCAACGAGCATCACGCCAAGCAGCAGCAGCAACACCGTGCTGGCTCGGGCGGTCATGACCGGCAGCGCCACCGCAGGCGGCGCGGCGGGGGCAGTGGTCGCGCTTTTCCGCAACAACGACGCCACGGCGCTGACAGCGACCTACGTCAACCTTCCGCTGTCGAGCACGCTGCCCATCGTCCTTGAGTTCATGGACTCGCCCGCCACGACGAGCGCGACGACTTACCGCATCCGCGCAAGCTACGTCGGATCGAGCGGATGGAACCTCAACTTGCAAGCGGGCGGCACGGGATGGTTTTCCACCGCCAAGGGCGCGTCCCTCACCCTGACCGAAATCCGAGCCTGACCATGAGCCTCCGCATTCAAGATTTCAACAAGACCGTCAGCCAAGTCTTTGCCGTCGCGCAGGGGCCGGACGGGAAGCCTGCGTTGCTGCCGGTGGACAAGCCAGCCGGGACGATTGCCGAGAAGTTCACCTACACCGGGGGGAAGGTGACGAAGATCGAATATTTCAGCACCTACGACACCGGCACGCAGACCGGGACGCTCATCGCCACCAAGAATATCCGGTGGAGCGGTGACGAGGTGAACGACATTTACTGGACCTGACGCCATGGGTTTCGACTACAACCCGTTTACCAGCAACTTCGATGCGGTCGGTGGCGGCGCGGCCTACATCGACGGCGAAGTTGCCACGCCTGCGGACTTGCCCATTACCCTCGGGACACCCGCGGTTGGCGTGGTGTATCTCGCGCAGGAAGCAAGCGGGACGTGGTTTGTGAACTATCGTCCGGGCGGACTCTACAAGCGCACGGCCAACGTCGGGACAGTGGCAGATTGGACCTACCTCGGCGCATTCCCCGAGACGAATCGCGACGACCGCTTTCGCATCTACAACGTCAGCGACACGACCAAGCAAGTGGCGTTTGACGTGTCAGGGGTCAGCACGGGGACAACGCGCACGCTGACGGTGCCGAATGCCAACGGGACGATTGCCACCGAAGCAGCGGTTAGGGCGCTTTCCGCGGGCAGTTTGTGGGACGCCACCAATGGGCGCGTCGGATCGCAAGTTATTGACGGGAACCTTCAAATCGTTTCTGCGTCAAATTGGATTGCCGAAATCAACGCCGACAACTTGACGGCGGCAAGGACGTATGGCCTTCCCAATGTTGGCGGCACCCTAATGGTCGGTGCGAACAATCTCAGCGACCTCGCCAACGCAGCGACGGCCCGCACAAACCTTGGCCTAGGCACTGGCGACTCTCCGACCTTCACCAACCTGACGCTCACTCGCGGGACGATCACCACATCCTCGCCAGTGGCGATTACGCAGACGTGGAATGCTGCGGGCGTGACGTTCACGGGGCTGGATATTAACGTCACCAACACGGCGAGCGCTGGCGCTTCGCTTTTGTGCAATTTCCGAGTCGGCGGAACGTCTCAGTTTTCCGTGGACAGAATCGGGATTATCACAACCCCTGTTGGCATCAGCACTCGCGTTGGAAACTTTGGCACCGGATCTGCAAGCGCAATAGACTTGAACGCTGGCGTCGTTATTGGGTGGGGGTTTGATACTGCTCTGCTCCGCGACTCAGCCGCCGACACCCTGGCCCTACGACGCACGACCAACGCGCAGACCTTTCGCCTTTACGGAACGTTCACGGATGCCAGCAACCATCGCAGGCTTAGTTTGGCAGGAACAACGGGCGGACGGTTCACGATTGCCGCGCAGGGCGCGGGCACGGGCGCGAGCGGGAATGAGCTGGTGCTGGCTTCGCCTATCCTGACCCCAGCCACAAGCGTTTCTCTCGGCACCAACGGCGACCTCGCATTTGAGGCCACCAGCAACACAAGCCTCACCATCCGCTATCGCGGCAGCGACGGCACGACCCGCAGCGTAGCACTCACCCTTGCCTAACATGAGCCTCACCATCAAACCCGAACACGCGCCCGCATGGGGCGCCATCGTCGCCAAGGCCAACGCATCCCGCGAGGAAGGCGCACCGGAAATCACCGTCGAGCAATACGCGCAGGCGCGGCTTGATGAGATCGGCGAGAGTTACAACGCCGCGCTGATTGCCGAGGCCAAAAAAGCCTACGACGACATCATTACCCTCGCTGCCAAACTTCCCGAGGAAAAGCAATCGCAAGTGATTGCGTTCGTCCAAGAACTCGCCGCTGACCAATGAAAACCGTGACCCTCACCGAAGACCACGCCCGAGTCGCCTTGGCTGGCCTCGACGCACTTGTGCGCGCCAACGGCCTCGGCACCGCGCCCATCGTCATGCAAGCCGCTGCATCCATCGAGCAGCAGCTTGCCGCGAAACAGGAACCACAACCACCCGCTGAATCCTGACCATGCAAGCCATCCGCCAAGCTGTCGCCCCCATCATCGCCGGAATCGTCGTCGGTTGCCTGACCGGCTACGGTTCGTTCGCGTTTGGTCAGGGCCAGCTTGCCGCGAAGATGAAGCAGTTCGAGGCCAAGGACGCCGAGCTTGAGCGGGCGGACGGGGAAATCATGGTCGCACTCAACCGCCTCGACCGCGAGGGGACGCAGGTTTCCCGCCAAGGCGCGCAGCAGCTTCACGAACTCAAGACCCGTTTTGACCGCCTCGAAAGCCAGCAGGCCGTCGCCATTGCGCAGAACGCCCGCAACGAGGCGCTGCTTCTCGACCTCAAGCAACGCCTTCGCCAATGAAACCGCCCTACATCCTCATCCTCGCCTGCGCACTGCTCACCGGCTGCGCCATCCCGATTCCGCCCACCGGCCCCGACGCGGGGCGCTACGGCTACGTCGGCATCACCTACACCCCGAACATCTTCGCAGCGATTGAAAAACCGCTGCCCGCACCAACCAGCACCAGCAAATGAAAAACACCATCCTCGCATTCCTCGTTTCCCGCGGCGGTTCCATCGCCTCGCCGATCATCGCCGCCATCGTGGCCTACCTCGTCGGACAACTCGCCATGCTCGCGCCCGAAGTGGCCGCGCAGGTCAACCAAGCCGAACTGACCGCATGGGTCTGGGGGCTGATCCTCGCGCTCATCAACTACGCGACCAACGCCACGCCCACGGACGGGGTGAAAGAAATCCAGGCTGCCGCCCAGGCCGTGCAGCAGCAAGCGCCCGCCCTTGTGGTCGGCCAGCGCGCCGTGGACGTTGACGGCGTTCCCGGCCCCATCACGACCGCCGTTGTCACCGACCTTCTCGGGAAACTCCTGCCCAAGAAATGACCCGCGCCGAGATCATGGCCATGCAGGAGCGCGTCGGCGTCGAGCCTGACGGGTTCTTCGGGCCGAAGTCCATCGCCGCCGTGCAGCGGCACCTTCGCGCCCTCATGCCGTCGCCCAACCCGTGGCCGAAGTCGGACCAAGCCAGCTTGCGGAAGTTCTACGGCGCGCCCGACGACAACGGGGGAATCGTCAGCATCCCGGCCCCGGAGTGGCTTCGCCTCTACGACACGCAGCAACCCGTCAAGACCATCCCATGCCATGAGAAAGTCGCCGAGAGCCTGCTCCGGGCGCTGGATGCCGCCTACGCCGCTGCCCCAGACTTCGCCAGCCGCTTCTTTGGCTGCCACGTTGACCGCAACATGCGCGGCGGTTCGCTGCCGTCCTTGCACGCCTACGGTGCCGCAATCGACCTTGCCGCCAGCACCAACGGCAACAAGACCCACTGGCCGACCAAGGCCGACATGCCGCTTCAAGTCATGGAAGCGTTCGCGCTTGAAGGCTGGCTTTCTGCCGGGGCTTTTTGGTCTCGGGACGCGATGCACATGCAAAGTTCCCGGTGACATGAAAAAGAAGCGCCCGCTTGTCGTCGTCAGCCTGTCAGACGTGCATTGCGGGAGCATCGTCGGCCTGATGCCGCCTGAGTTTGAACTCAACTCGGGCAACGTCCTGACCCACGGCAAGAACGCGGCACAGCGCTGGCTTTGGAAATGTTGGGAGGAAGTATGGCAAGAGGTTGACGCGATCCTCGACGGTGATCCGTTTGTCCTCGCGCTAAACGGCGACATGACGGAGGGAGTCCACCACGGCGGCAAGGAACTCATTGCGCAGAAGACGAGGGAGCATGTTGAGATTGCTGCCGAAGTCCTCTGGCCGCACGTCGAGCGGGCCGCCTCGGTGAAGCTGACCGAGGGGACAGAATGCCACACGCACGATGCAGAACATGAACTTTGCAAAATCTGGGACAAGGGCGACTGTCGCCCGTGGCAGTGGTGGGAGATCAACGGCATCACCTACAACATGACGCACCACATCGGCGTCACGTCCCGCGCCTACCTCGAAGCCTCGGCGATGTCGATCGAGATGGGCAACGCCCTCCTGAACCAAGTCAGGGCCGGACACCGCACGGCCGACGTATTCCTTCGCGGGCACCGGCATTGCGGCGGATCGTTTGACGATGGCCGGACGATGCTCGCCGTAACTCCCGGCTGGCAAATGCTGACGCGGCACGGTCGGAAGGTCGTCCCGAACTCCATCCCGCGCCCTGGCATCATCGTCCTCGACCACCGGGGCCAGCGGCCCGGCCGCCTACCCGCCGTTCACAAACTCTTTTTCAATCCGCCGCAGGATGAAATCGAAAAAATCAGCTAGTCCGACGCGGGCAGAAATCGACGCCTCGCTTGAGGCCGCATGGTCTGCCATGACCGCCCCCAAGGAGATGGATATCGCCGTGCTCCGTGCCCGAGGGTGGCGCTCGCCCGCCATCGAATGCGGAAGCGCAACAAATGCGGCAGCGCAGCGCATGACCAATTCGTGCCGACGCCAAGATTTCCAACACGCTTCATTTGTCGTGCGCCACGCTGGCCGCCGCCGCCGCATGACGTTTTTTCGGCCGAAGACATGAGCGGGCGGGCGGTCGCCCGCAGGTTTTTCGCTACAACTTCGCCGCCTTCTTGATCGCGCCCGCCATCGTCGCAAGGCTGGCATGGGTGTAGCGGTGGCTGACGCGGATGTCGTCATGGTCACAGACAAGCTGCCGGACGCGCTGATCGACGCCCGCGTCCACCATCCACGAGTTGGCCGTGTGCCGCAGGCTGTGAAACGTCTTGTCGGTCAGCCCGCGGCCGAGCCCGCGCTTCTTGGTCGTCGTGCGCTCGATGCCCGCCGAGTCAAGGATGCGGCCGAAGTGCTTTGACGCGACACCAGGGCCGAGCGCGGCCAGTCCGGGCGTGACCAGCCCGCGTCCGCGCATCCGTTCAAGTTCGCCGACCAGCGGGATAACCACCTCGCGGTTGAGTCGGCGCTTCTTGGCCGGGACGAATCGCAGGACGCGCAGGCCGTCAACTTCTTCGACTTCCTCGTGGCGGCGGCTGACCGCATCCCCGAGGCGCATCCCGTAATACAGCCCGAACAGGACGGCCGTGCGCCACTCGGGCAGCTTTTCCCGCTTGAGGTAGGCCAGCACGGCGGAAATGTCCCCGCGGGTGAATGGCCGCCGTCCGGCACTGGCCTGCGGGCCGCGCATCCGCAGGAGTTCGGCCGGGTTGGTGTCAACCTGCTTGAGTAGGACGGCACGGCGGAAGACCGAGCGGATTGTCTTGGTGATATGCTGCGCGCTCGTGGCCGACAGCCCGGCGTCAAGAAGGCCATGGTAGAACGCGCTGATGTCATCCGGGGTGATCGTCCGCAGGTCGTGCCGGTGCCGGGTGCCGAGGAACCGGGCAAAGTGCTCCAAGTCGGTCTTGTAGCGCTCGACCGACCGCACGGCCGCGTCTTTGGCCGCCAGCCAGCCGGTTGCCGCTTGGTCCCATGTCACGCGGCGGCGGGGGCTTTCGACGCCAGCCGCCCGCATGAGCGAGTCGAGCCGCGAGGCAAACCATGCCGCGTCCGGGGTGGCCGTGCGCAGTTCGCGGGCGGTCATTTCCATTTCGTCGGCCGCCCGCTTGGCCGTGCGCTTGGCCGTGGTGGCGTGCGGCAGCTTGGTTGACCGGCACGTCTGCCGGTAAAACCCGCCAAGCGGATGCTCGGGCGACTGGACCCAAACGCGCAGGCGGGCTATCCAGAAAGGCGAATTTGGGAGCTTGGTCAGGCTGGCCATGGTGTCGGGGCGCGGTCTGTGAATTTCACAGATGCCGCAGTGGTGAGTTATCACGGCAAGTTATACAGCAAAAAGCGGGAAATAAAGGAAATTTGTGCCCGCTTTTCTCTGTAACAGGAGGGCTGGCCGCGTGCGTCGGTTCGATTCCGACCCCCGCCTCTCTCTCTAATAACTCTGTGAAATTTCACAGGCTTATCACGGGGAGTTATCACGGGCGGGAAGGGGTTGAGGAAATGCGGGAAATATGTAAAATCTTCCTCATGCCCTACGCCGACCGAGACGAACGCCTTGCCTACATGCGCGAACACTACCGGGAGAGGCTGGAAAATGAGCGGGGGTTCAAAAAAAAAGAGTCGGCCCGCAAGGCGGCTTTCTACGCCGCAAATGCCCGATACCGGAAGCGGATCAAGGCGAAGGTGAAGGCAGCCAGGGAAGCGGCCAAGGGCGTGGGGGTGGCAGCGTGAGCGCGTGGCGCTGGTATTGGGCCGGGATCGCGGCGGCTGGCGCAGTGGCGCTTTGGTGGTGCGCCATCAGCTTGAGCAACATCGACCGCAAGGCGGGCTACCTGCCGCACCTTCAAGACATCCGCGACGAAATTCGGAGCCTCAAATGATGAAGACTCTTCGCTGGCTTGGAATGGGCGTGGTCACGCTGCTTTTGCTGCCCGTGGCGCTGCCCGTCTTGCTGTGCACGGGGCTCGACCAGCTGACGCGCGAGAAATAGCGCGCGCGGGGTAGGACTTCCGATGTCCCATGCCTGCGGCTACAATGGCCGCATGTCACACGGGGTTCTTTTTGCCTGCGCCCAACTTGCTTGTGGCCTCGTCTATCTGCTCGCTGCCGTAGGCTTCCGCCTGCTCGGCAACGCGAAGATCGGCCTGTCCCGATTGCTGTAGCCACTGGCGGAACTTCACCACGGCGAGGTTGCTGACGCTGCGGTTGTCGGCCACGGCAGCGGCTTCGAGTTGAGCTTTCAACGACTCGGGAAGCGAGATTGTCAGCGTGGTCATCCCTGCCGCCCGCCCCTTGTTTCGTGTCTTCATGTTGGGACGGTATCACAAAAAATAAGAACAAGCAAAAAAAAATAAAAAAAGTCGTTGACGCCGTAAGACGGCACGTTATGGTGTCCCACGACATGGGAACGGAAACGACTTCGACACTCACACTTTCACTCCCGCAAGACCTCAAGGATGCCCTTGAGCAGCGGGCCAAGGACCAAGATCGCAGCGTCAGCAGCCTCGTGCGCGTCATCCTCAAGGACACGCTCGGCATCGGCGGCGATGAACCGGAGGCAAGCGCACGATGAGCGCGGGCAGAACGCTTTTGCTGGCCGCTGGCTCTGCGGTCGCACCGTGGCTTTTGCCTGCCACGTGGAATCCGTTGCGCGGCTGGAACGCCAGTTTTTTACCTTCCCGTTTTCCGCCAAGGAAAGACAGGCATCGCCAAAGCGCGCCGCGAGGCTCGTCGCCGTCGGAGGGCCGCACGATGAGCGCGCTCGTCCACGCATTCAACGCGACCAAGGACTTGGCCGCGTGGCGCAACGGGGAGAAGCGCAACCGCTGGCGTGACGCGGGCGGCAAGCACAAGCCGTGCATCCCGCCCGCCGTGCTTCGCGGCATGGCGGACCGGATTCAACTGCGCGCCCGAGTCGAGCGCGACGAACGCGAGGAGGCGCTTCCGAGCCGATGAACCGATGGGAACTCATCGAGGAACTTTGCCTTGTCATCGTGCTGGTGCTGCTCGTCATCGGCTCAATCGCAGCCGCAGGAGGATGGTTCCGATGACCGGCACGCAGCTACTTGCCAAGGCGAAGGCTGCCAAGCCGTCCGCCCGCGGGAAGTTTTCAACGGACTCGTGGATGCCCGCCGTCATGGAACTGCGCGCCAAGCATTTTACCTACGAGGAAATTTGGCAGTGGTTCCGCGACCAGGGCGTGGCGGTCCATGACCGGCCAATCAGCTTCACGACGGCCGTCAGCCGCCGCCTGCGCAGCATTCAGCGGCGCGAGATGCAGGGAGGAACGCGGAAATGAACGACTACCTGATTGTCATTGGCTTTGCCGTCCTTTGGGCGCTGACCGTGCTCGGTGCCTACGGGTCCGGGCGTGTGCGCGGCCACGATGCGGCCCGCGAGGAAATGCGGTGGGCGCACTGGATGATGCGCCGAAGCGAGAACCGCAGCCGACGAATTTAGAGGCACCTACCACAACAAAACGCCCGCCGTCGCGTGCCTGCGACGACGGGCAGAACAATACCAAGGAGAACAATACCATGATCGTGAGCAAAGGAGCGGAGAAAAATTTCACTCCGCATGACGAGGGAACATTCCGCGCTGTCTGCGTGGACATCACACCGCTGAAAGAGCGGCAAACGAAATTCGGGCTCAAGGAAGAGTTCCGCATCGTCTTCGAGACGGACGCGGAGCCCCGCGAGGACGGCAGTCGTCAATGCGTGTGGAGCCGCGGATTCACGCCGTTCCTGTCGGAGAAGGCGAACCTGCGCAAATTCCTGCGCCAGTGGTTCGGGCGCGACCTGTCCCCCGCGGAGCTTGAGAGCTTCGACATGGAGGAGCTGATCGACCGCCCGGCGCAAATCGTCATCGTCCACGAGTCGGTCGACGACAAGACCTATGCCAACATCGCGGCCTGCACGCCTTACAAGGGCAA